GTTGGTTGCAGGTAAACTAAATGCTGATGACCAAATGGAGAAGATCAAGCACAACACACTTCGTGTGTCAGTGAATGGAAACCGAACGTATGGGTTGGCTGTGGATAATAAGAATATTATTATTCCGCGCCATCTTATTAACTTCGGAGGTGATTTGAAGATCCAGACGCGTAAGCGAGACGGAACTGATGGGCACGCTATTGAGGTGGGCCTGGCAGATTCATGGGTGCCGATTGGGTACTTGGGTAACACCAAAGAAACTCAGATCGACGCTGCGATGGTGCGATTGGTTGGTGGAAACATCGATCACGTTCGTAACATTCGACACCTTTTCATGACTACAGAAGTGTGGAACAAGATGCCAGCGTTCTTTTCGGGAACGTTTGACGACGGGACAAGGATGAATGTAGATAAGGATTTCTACATAATCAATGATCCGGCGCATAAGAACATGGTCATTCATAGTATGACCCTGAGGACTCAGGGAACCATGATCAGTGGTGATTGTGGGAGAGCGTACTATGCAGAGATGGCTGTGCCAAACAGACTTCTAGGAATTCACAATTGTAACGTGAAGGAAAAAGGTTGTCCAGTAAACCGTTATGGGTTCGCACCTTTAACGCGGGAAGACGTGGCAGCAGCTATTGCTAAGTTGGACAGCTTTTTCATGAAGTCAGTGCCGATTGCGGATTACCAGATGGAAGGATGGAAGTGTTCAGGTGTTGAGCCGACAGCTTTTGACGAAGGAAAGTTAGAGCTGTTGGGCAAGGGGTCAGTAAACGGGTGTTCAATCGCCCGTCCTATTGTACCGACAACAAACCTCGTGAAGACGAAAATGCAACACCCAGCTTGGGACGACAATTTCATGCCGTCAGTGAAGCGAGTAGTGGAAGTTGATGGAAAAGAAATCCATCCTCTTCTTACTAATGCGCAGAAGTACTGTTTCCATCCTGGAAACGTATCGGCGAAGATATACGGGTTGGCTCTTAACGAGTTCAACCGGTATGTCCCGTGTAAGCAGGGAAGACAACTAACAAACGAGGAGTGTTTGAACGGAGTTGGTGAGATGAACCGTGTGGTTACATCGACTTCGAGCGGAGTTATAGCGCCTTTTGTGTCAAAGGAGGAACTCATCGACCACATACCGAGGTAGTGGATGGTGTGCATAAGCCGGACACTTTGGTTTTCAGTGAGAAAGCCAAGACGTTAGTTATTCCGTGGTATGGTAGGACCTTTACGGATCAGTATCAGTATTGCGAGGAGCAATTGAAAGCAGGCCAGAAACCTGACTTTGTCTGGGTGTCAACCCTGAAGGACGAGCTCAGGCCGAAGGAGAAAGCCAAGAAAGGAAAGACGCGAGTATTCGAGAATCCCGATTTCATCTACAATTTATTGCAGAGGAAGTATTTCGGTGCTTTTACCAATTGGTATAAAGCTAACCGGGGTTTTC